TAAAGAAATATTGGCTCAATTTCAAGGTAAAGAAACTACGCAAATTCCACCTGAAGTCATTGAAAATATTAAAATTCAAATCAAAAAAGAGAGAATCGATTTGACACAAATTACTAATAATAAAACCAAGGAGATTCTAAAAAAATTAGGATATAATAAATATTATGAGCATATTCCATTTATTAAAGATAAGCTGGGTATTAAGCCGCCTATTATGTCTCCTGAATTAGAAGAAACATTGTGCAACTTATTTGTAGAATTGCAATCTCCATATTCTAAATATTGTCCTGATGATAGAGTCAATTTTTTGAATTATTATTATACAGCATATAAGCTTTGTGAGTTATTAGGTGAATCTCAATATTTAGAGCATTTTCCAATGTTGAAAGACCGCGAAAAAAGAATCGAACAAGACACCATATGGAAACAAATATGTGAAGAATTGGATTGGGAATTTATTCCTACTATTTAAAGATTTTACAAATTTTTGTTTATAAATTCTTTAAGTTACTTTGAGAATTTATTATATAAAAAAACAAAAAATAAAATTCCCAAAAGTATTTCGGAAAATCGATTTTGGACATTTATAAATGTCCATTTTTCATTTTTGTAAATATATCTTGGAAAAACGAAAAAAAAATTTTTTGTGAGACCATAAAAAAAATTAGCGTCTCATGGCTGAAAAAAGTTTTTCAAATTTGTGACGATAAATTTTTTTTTTAAAAAATATTTTATAAAATTAAAAGAATTTAGAAGTTTTTTATATTGCTAATATAGCAATGTTTAGCAATGAAAAACACTCAAAAAAACTCATTGAATATCTGTGTGAAAAATGTGACTTTGTTACGTGTAATAAAAATGATTTCAACAGACATATTAAGACCAAAAAACATATTAGCAATGATTCGCAATGTTTTTCAATGGTAAAAACTCAAAAAAACTCTTATGAATGTATTTGTGGTAAAAAATATATGGATAATTCAGGATTATGGAGACATAAAAAAAAATGTAATATTGATGTAATTACTGACATTAATAACAAGGATGAAACTGTCGATAAAGACCAATTAATTTTAATGCTTGTTAAACAAAATTCGGAATTAATAAAAGAAACATCTGAGTTTAAAAATATAATGATGGAGGTAATTAAAAATGGTACACATAATACAACTCATACAAATTCACATAATAAAACATTTAACCTACAATTCTTTTTAAATGAAACATGTAAAGATGCCATGAATATTATGGACTTTGTTGATTCAGTAAAACTTCAGCTTTCGGATTTGGAAAATGTTGGAAAAATTGGCTATGTAGAAGGTATCTCTAGTATTATTGTTAAAAACTTAAATTCACTTGATGAAACAAAAAGACCAGTTCATTGTACAGATTCAAAGAGAGAAGTAATGTATATAAAGGATGAGGATAAATGGGAAAAGGAAAATGAAAATAAAGAGAAAATGAGAAAAGTTATCAAGCATATTACTCATAAAAATTCAAAATTATTAACTGATTTTAAAAATAAACATCCTGATTGTGTGAAAAGTGAATCAAGACATTCGGATAAATATGATAAATTAGTTATTGAAGCTATGGGTGGCAAAGGAGATAATGATTTGGAAAAAGAAGATAAAATCATTAAAAATATTGCAAAACAAGTAACAATTGACAGCAAAGCATAGTAAATAATATTTACATTTATTGAAATGTGAATATTAATATTAATTTAATTTGGTCTATATGGGAAAAGAGTTAGCTCTCTTGTATTATAAATAGAAAAATTAGGATCGGTACAATTGGCACCTATATTTTGACCTCCATCTTGTTTACTATCATAGGCAAGATTTGGATTAAAATCGGCACTACCTAATGTGTCCACATTACCACCTCTTATTCTACGCGTTTTACGTTTTTTCATAGTTTTTCTTTTATAATGTTTTCTTTTAGAACCACCTAAATCATATATGGTTAATTCTCGTTCCTTTGCCTCTTCACTATTAATACGCTGATTATTCATCCTATCTTGCTCCTCTTGTTTTCGAATATCTTCAGGAGACATGGGTGTTACAGCCCAACCTTTCATCCCTTTCATTCTTTCTTTTTCCAAATTATTATTTATGTTAATTACTTCGTTATTAAATCTTTCTCTTTCTTGAGAATTCCTATCATACTCAGCCAATAATCTTAATTCTTTTGGGTCTGTTATAGGTGTAGAACCTTTCATAAATTCCGCTTGAATTTGCGCAGTTGTTTTAACACCACCTCTTTTTCTTCTTATTTTTCTAGATTTTTTTATATTACGTCTCCTTTTATGACTGTATTTTGGCATAATATATTACATTTAGATTAAATATATTATGTTATTTAATGTATTAGTTTTAAACAGTCGCTCCGTTTTTAAAACCCACCAGGGAAACGAACCAAATTAGCACCAATACCGAAGCCAGCACCAGAGCGAGCAGTGGCACCCATAGTAGGGATATAAGTATCCAAAATGCTGAAAGTTGCAGCAGCAGTCAAAGCAATCAAGATAATTTCCTCAATATTCAAGGAACGTTTAGGGATAGCATAAGCAGCAATAGCAACCATTAAACCTTCAACAAGGTACTTAATGACTCTTTTAACAAGTTCACCGACGTTAATTAAACCGTTCATTTATATTAAATAATAAGAAAAAAAATAATATATGCGATAAAAAACTTAAAATTAATTATCTAATTTAATTAAAATGGATCGCTCTAAAGACAAGAACTCCAAGAAATCTGGATTTGAAAGAAAACAAGTCAACGGTAAAAATAATCCTAAATATGTTGATTTACTAGAAGAAGACAAACCAATTGCTGGACAAAAGTTTGTATGTGTATCTTTTGTATCTCCCGAAAATATTATTAAACAAAAACAAATTTTTTATTTCGAACAATTCCTAAAGAAGTGGGATTTAAATAAATCTATGGAAAAATTTGTTCAGTTTTTAAATTTTGTTTCATTTAAATATAATATGTCGTTTGATGATTTAACGAATGATTTTAAAGAGTTTGTTAAGGAAGAGAAGGATACATTGTCTAAAACTACCATGGAGGATGATTACAAAACATTTTTGGATAATAATGAAGAGACACTAGATAAGGAGTTTGGAATTGCCCATAATTTTCAGACTAGTACAAGAGGTCTAAAGATTCGCGGGTCTTATCCTACTATGGAGGAAGCCGAATTGAGATGTAAGATGCTCAGAGAAATTGACCCGAATCACGACATCATGGTAGGCCCTGTTGGCATGTGGATGCCTTGGGAGCCTGAAGCTTACAAGACTGGTCGTGTCGAATATATGGAAGAGGAACTTAACCAGTTGATGCTCGAGAAGAACAAAAATGAGTCGAATGCTAAGACCGCGTTTGACCAGCGTGTGAAGGAAAGCAAACAAAAGGCGATTGAAGAAAATATTAAAAGCGCTGAAAAGTCAGGTAATGCTTTGACTCAGACTATTGACGAACAAGGTAACTTGATTGGTGTCAATAATGCCAACACACAAGAGTTCGGATTGAAGGAGAAGGAGAATATTTCTTCAGCTGATATTCAAATGGAATTATTTGAAGGAGAGAACATTGTTGTTGGTAAAACGGATAATGGTCAGAGTCAATTGGTTAGCGGACCTTTTGCTAATAAAAATTTAATGGAAAAAGTAGATTAAAGAGGTTAATAAATTTATATATATTTAATATTATTATAATATATATAATGTCTGATTATAAAGAAGATAAAAAAGATATTGTTGTAGAAAAAAGTATTACAATTAAACCACCAAATACTTCAGTTTTAAAAAACCAAGATTTAATTCAGAAACTTAGTATTGTTCCGGTTGTTGTTTTTGAATTATATAAAGTTATGGTTTCATCATTTTTGATATTATTTGTACCACAAAAATGTGATGACCATGTATGTCAGTTAAATGAAAATTTAGTTCTAGATAATGAATTATATAACGCTGGTCTTGTTTTAAATTTTATTACAATGTTTTCATTTATTATTTTTTATTTTTATGAGATTAAAAGAGAGAACAGATTAATAGCTTATTTAGAAGTTAATCAACGCATTCCATTTGATAATACTTCTGTTGGAAAAGTATTAGAATTGTTACCTATTGAAAAAAGAACCATCATTTTAAGTTTGGATAAGCGTTATCAACAAATTGGATATTTTGTTTTATTTATGTTTTTATTAAATAGCATTGTTAGTGGTTTTGTAGTGTATGAATATTATTTGGATAATCAAACTACGACTACTTTCATAACAAATATATTATTTATGATTACTAAACTTTCAGATATATATGCTACTGTTCATACTGAAGAAAACATATTCTATTCTGCTTATTTAAAAGGTAAGATTCAATATAATGATGTTGACCCCGATAAATTATTAAAAATAGAGGATAAAAAAACTGATATTGAAATCCCTGTTTTAACTAGTCAAGAAATTATTATAGAAAATAAGGAATCGCATAGTTTGTGATGAAAAATTAAGATAATATTTACCATTTATTTGCTTTTTTAACACTGATTTTTTGTCCTCCACCACGCTTTTTAACCGAATTAGGGTCATATTGTTCCTCTTCGTCTTCATCTTTCATTCCCTTGGATAGCTCCCAGAACTCTTTTGAGCCTAATCTGAAATCACCATGATTGTCAGCCTTATACCAAAACACTTGGTCATGTAGTTTGTTCGATTTGGAGTTATTGTTAATAACTAGACATTCATAATTTTCAGTACATTGGTCCATCACTTGACAAAAGCTCTCAAATGTTGGAAACATACCCGCATAATTTTCATATATTCTTTTTCTATTTGCTATGTAATTTTCTCGAAGAATAAAAACATAATCTATATTGGTTCTCAGTGTGGGTGGAATACCGAGAGGATATTGCATTGTGATGACTAACATGACCTTCCAATGTCTCCCGTTCATGAAGAGTAAACGCATCATTTTATCTCTAGTCCATGTTGCGTCATATAAACAATCATCTAAAATAACAAATGCGCGTGGGTCAATAGTGCTGCGTTTATATGTTTCCATTTCTTTTTTAATTTGCTTTAAAACAGTGCGTTGTCGTTTCAAAATATTTTCAATAATTGCTGTATTGTATTCATGATGTACGAATAATTTTGGTACCATTTTGGCATAAAATCCGTTACCTTCTTCAGTGCCTGAAATAACCGTTCCAATTGGGATTTCTTGCTGATAATAAAGTAAGTCTCTTACTAAAAAGGATTTACCCGTGTCACGTTTTCCTATTAATACAACAACAGGGCCTTTATTTTCATTCGGCTTAAAACTAATGCTTTTCATATCAAATTTTTTTAATTCAAGTGTCATATATTATATTTAATTTTTTAAATATAATAAAAAACGAATTTATTTTCTATTTTTTTAGACTTCTTAGTTTTATTTTTATTTATTCTAGCTCTTTTAACTCTTTTTGTTCTTCTATATCTTTTTAAATACTTATTACTACCACCTTTTGATTGCATTTCATCTAAAGCACTTCTAGTATTAATTTCTACTAAATTATGTTTGGTTTAAAACAAAGATTTGATGCGAGTCAAAATTTTTGTGTACCTGAAGTTGTATATAGTACATATCAATTAGATACTCCAATTCCAGCATCAACATGTAATGTAAAATGGGTATATGATAGTTCTGATTATATAACTTATTTAAAACAAAAGGCAATTAATAAAATTATAATGCTTTAACATACGGAGGAAATGACTCAAGTGGTTCTCAATCTGTTTTTACAGCTATTAGACAATATTAATTATTTTTATTTTATTTAACATATTAATATTAATAATATTAATATATATATATTAGTATGTTTAGCAATGCGTCTAGAAGTTTAGCCAAAATGACTGGAAATGCCGTAGGAAGTGATGGTTCGGATATATACATCAAATTTGGTTTACCTAGTACTGGAATGTCCGGAGCATTAAAAATTTCTCAAGGAAAAGATTTACAAGAGGTAACCCAAAAAGTAACGACTCAACAAAATTCTGGAAAAATACCTAAAGGAACTTCCACAATTTCAGAAGTTATAAATCCTGTAACTAATAAAAAAGAATGGCTAGTTGAAATTAGACCTAATAAATTTGGAGGAAAAAGTAAACGCCATAGAAAAAGTAAAAAAACTAGAAAACATAGAAAAACTAGAAGATATTAAATATTTTTTATTTATATGGACGTAAACCAAAAGATTCAAACTCGTTTAAAACAATTAAGCAAATTTAAATACTTTACCCTAGATATTTCAATGTAGTAAATGTAGTAAATGTAGTAAATGTAGCAAATATAATACTATTATTTAAAACAAACACTAACACAAAATTGTTATTTTTGTATGAATCCAAATTACATTAAGAATACT